CCCCCGTGTCGAACCTACAGAGTTAACTGTAGGGAACCCATTTCGGCATGAAACCGGTCACTCCGTCCCTAGGGACGAGGTGCCGTCTGTCCTGGTCCTCGTGAGAGGCCCAAGAAGTGCCGTATAAGGCGCTAGCCCATTGCACATCATAGCTAAAACCCTTGAACAGCACCTTACGGTACTGCGCGGGGGCCCAAACTTTGATGTAGCGAATGGAGTGCTTTGTGCGCACTGACCATCGTGGCTCCTCTTCGTGAAGACATAAATCCCCAAGCCCTTCCGGGCCATACTGCCTCGCGGCAGAAGGGATCTGGTCTATCACTTTGAGTACGGTCTTGTACCCCTGGATTCGGAGCCGCCGAAAGGCGGCTCTTAGTCCATTGGCAAGGCCGATCCACTGATGTGGTTCTCTGGGCGTGTCCTTCAGTTGGTACGGCCTTACGGCTTGACCCAACCAATAGTCACCACCACAGGACTCCCGAAACGGTCCATCACGGAACGTTTTTCCTTCATTAGCCCGAAAGCCAAAGAAAGACAGACAGGAGATCACGTCGTCTGCACTCTCCGTAGGAACGAGGATATCATCCCCGTATACGAAGACGGATTTGCCGGGTTCACCGGCATCCACTGCGCAGCAGAGAGCAAGAAACACTAGTGTTTCAAGCTCGAACGTGAAACCATTCCCCATAGCGCTGAATTTCTCCAGCTTCTTCCACTTGTTCCCCCGAAAGGGGAGCTGTGTAAAGGGTTCTCTCAACCAATTAAGGAGATCAAACCAATCTGGGGGTAGCAACAATTTCACCAAGTTTGTCGCTAAACAGTCACTAGCAGACGTAAGGTCTATGCTGGCCATATGGCCAAGGAGGGAGGCGGAGCAGGCTAACTGCCTGTGAGTCTCTTGTCCATCCTTGAGGTCGATTCCAATCGTCTTCAAGCGTTTCCGCAGAAAACGACCAACGGCGAGCTGGTAGCTGCCATTGATACTTGGACCTTTCGCGCATGCGCGTCTGGTTTTTCCGTCTTTAGGGACGAGAAAAAATACATTACCTCTCACAATCCGAAAGTCTTCCTGACCGCGATTTAACGCAGCCCTACCCCAAGCAGTCTCTCTCCAGAGATAAGCAAGGAATGTGGCATCAGGGGTGCAAGTAGGTTCCGAGGTAAGTTTGTCCGGGATCAAACATACCGACGACTTGTCACTGATAGTTGCACCAGGTCCGAACCGAGGTTCGAGCCAATCCGGTAATGCACCCAACCACTTACGTACTAAGCCACGCGCTCTGAGAATGACATTCTCAATGGAGCGGCCCTCCGTCCGCCGAAGCGGGGAATGGAGGAATTCAGCCAATCGTTCGTTCGTTGAGTAGCACCAGGACTCCGCAAGCTCCCATTTCTCAATCGCATTGGCCTCGCGGTCAATGCCCGTGTCCAGATCTTCCACCTTTCGGAGGAGGTCACTGGCCTGCACGGCAAGAGAGTAGGAGTGAGCGTCTTGGTAATGCAACGGCTCAGTCGCCATCGTGGCGATCTGTGCCCACTCGTTATACCTAATCAGTATCGCTACCGACAGGCTTCGAGGACAGTTCAGCTCTTCCATTGCGGCTAGAGCTATTTTCCGCATCTGCGAATCCATCGTTTGGTTCTCCAATTTGATGTGATGAGTCGATGTCTTTGTATTCCACGATTCCGCTTAGGACCAGGATCACTCCTAGTCCGGCAACGATTATGAAAGGGACAAATTCAAACGCCTCCACGGCCTTAAGTCGGGCCGTACCCGCCCTGGGTGATGGCTTTGGCGTGAGCCGAAGCCAACAAGTTAAAGAACTGCGCCACACCCTCGTTGATGCTGATATTCGCAGAAGCGGTATCGATCTCGAAGGATACGGACGCACGTTCTTTGTACACCACGGAAGTGGTCCCAGTAGTCGAGTTCGTTGCGATTTCCGGGTAGACGTAGGTCCACCGTACTTCTCGCTTCGTTCCACTCGACGCTCGTGCAGAGACACGGAGTTCCGGTTGATGAACCGGAGCCGTGCCAACTGTCGTGGACTTCCAGATCGCTTGTACTCCATCGCCCGAGGAGGGCTGCATGGCGGTATAAGTGATGTCCGTTGTGCCGTCATTTTTCTTGACGGTGATGCTTGCCTGGGTTGGCATGAGGTAATTTCCTAGAAACTAAACCATAAAAAGCACGTTTTCAAACTTTTCGAGCAGGATTGCTCTTCAAAGCCTGTGCTAGTAGTGACGCTGCGTTCAACCCTCGATCGACGTTAGTCAGGATCTTGAGCTTACGCGCCAGTTTCACCGTTGGCAGACCGCGAACGCGGTCCATTTGAGCTACGGACCGTAGCTTATACCCTCCATCACCAGGTTTCCGCCCTAGAAGAGGTGGCTTTGGCCACCCCCCATATGGATCGATTAACTCGGTGAGTACTCGAG